TTCACGAACCAAGAATTGGAGGAATCGTACTCCGTTGATGACCAGTACCAAGTACTTTGAAATTTTCCAACACCTGCAAAATATTTGTCAAAGAACGCGTGAATTTCTGTCTTGAACTCGGCTATCAGTCGGAGTTCTGCTACAGAAGGGAGATACCACTGGCACGGATCGTTGGCACTGGCCTTGTAGTTCCATGCAGCTTCAGCTGCCGGTGCGCCTACTGTGCCCTCGGAATCGGTCAGTCCTGCACCCTGTTCTACCGCAGCCTTTGTATCTTCAAGCCCAGTAGTGATGTCATATAGTCCACTGGAGTTGGCACCGTAGTTCTTCACCCCTTTGAGGTCGGTACCGCGAAGTCCGAACTTGAAGGTCGTGCCTCCCGTCTCCGACACACAGTCCTCGGGAGCGATGATGAACATCCGCTTGCGTGCGCGGATGCAGACACCTATCTTCTCGTAGTTCGACTTGGCGTTGGCAGACAGTGCCGACCACTCTTCACCAGAGAAGTAATAGACCTGCCCGTCAGCAGGCTTCACGGTCGCGATACGGAGGTCTCTCAGTCCGCCTGTCCATTTGACATATTCGGCAATCTCCGTCAGCGGAGTAGCCATTGTCACTTCGGTAAAGCCCTGTTCATGGAGGGCTGCCACTTGCATCTCTTTAGAGAGGCGAAGCAATATTGCATCTTTGCTATAATCCATGATTGTTCAAAGTTTAAAGTTCAAAGTTAGAGTTCTTCACACACGGCACGGACGCGGTACACTGTTTCTTTATACGTAACTGAGACGTAGCCCGAAGATTGACTCACACAGAATACCTGCTCATAAGAGTATTCAGTCGAACAGTAGTAGCCTGTAGCCGCCAGTCGGCTGTCCACACTCCAGAAGTACTCCAGTGCCTCGTTGATTTCGGTCTTGCACTTGTACATGACGATGAGACATCCCAGTCCGGGCAGATGCCAGTCGTGTTCATCCTCGAATCCGTCCTGCTCTTGCGTGTAAGCCTTGTATGTGCGTGTTATTTCAGCTGCAGGCACACCCGTCACCCCTTCGGCTCCTGTGGTGCCAGCCTGTGCAGCGATTATCAGTTCCGTGTTCTGTGCGCCTGCAAAGTCGTTGTAAGCCTTGCCGCAGTTTCGCGAATCCATGTCCGTCACCTTCACCCTGTTGCCCCATGCAAACGTCACATTGCCTTCAGCATCAAGGCTGTCCGTAGCAGCAATAACGAAGCTGTGTCCGTAGGCACGCACACGCAAGCCGTACTTGATGAACTTCTGTTTGTTTGCAGCTGTGAGGCTGTCCCACTCCTCACGGGTGAAATACCACTTGCTGCCATCTGACAGTCTTTGGCAAGCCACACACAGATCGAGCAGACCACCTGCCCACTTGATGTACTTGCCGAACTCACTGGCACGCGAAGCGACAGTCACGCCGGACATGCCGACGGACTGGAACGCTGCCACCTGCGCTTCTTTATTCTTGCGTAGAAGCGTCACGCTTTGTTCTTTGGTGCTCATAGATTTTACAAATTGATTTATGATTTCTTGATTTTTTTGAGGTCTTTTGCTTTGGCATTGAGTTCTTCGAGTGCCCGCCAGCACCCCACTTGTCTGACGGCAGCCTCTTTGGTTATATCTCCACCTGTCAAAGCTCTCAACTGTGCATTCATTGCTTCAACCGGGCTGAACTCCCCCTGGCCTTTGCCTGATGGAGGAGCAAACAGATCCGGCCATTGTCTGGCGAAGAGCTGTTTGAGGGTGCAGAACCAGAAGATGGTATTGTATCTGGCAACAGATGTCGTCACCTCTTTGTCATACAATCTCCGTGTCATTGAATCAATGGGCGCCATATTACCAGCGAACAGATAAGACTGATACAAGTTCTCCAAAATCAAGTATTGTTCGAAGGAGAGTTCTTGCATCAAGGCAGACACCTGCACCTTTGCTCCATCCAGTTCTTCTAATCTGACAGGCATGTCAGGCATCAAGTCTATCCACTCCACCAGTGAAAAAGCCTCCTGCAGTGAAGAGACATCCAACTGCATGAGATCAGCCAACGAGACAGGCGTGTTATCCTCACAATGCACCCATCTGCCGACACGGAACAGCACATAAGCTTTGGCCATATCCTTGCTGAATCCGGCAGAAAGCATGGTGAAGATGTAATGCAGCTGCTCTTGCGTCAGGGCATCCCATCCCTTTGGCATGGTCACTCTAACCGAAAAAGAAACATCCATCATCTTTTTTATTTTTATAGAGTTCGCTGTGCCGGGCACGATAGGCAGCCGAGTCCTTGTATTCAGGGAGGGAATCGGCATACTCGTCTAGAATAGTCAGCAGACTGTTAAATGCCAAGACTGGATGGTCACTCTCCATATATGCGGCAATATAAGCGTATGAGGCTTTCAGCACTGCGGCATAAGCTCCCTCCAGTTTGTTCGTCCGGACGCGTGTGATCAAGGCATCGTAGAGTCCGTTTGAAATGTACATTTTGACGTAGGATTCGGTCATCAGCAGATCCCATTGTATGTCTTCGAACTCTTCATGATACACTTTGTCCCCTTTGAATGAGATACCGTATCTCCGGGCCACTGCGGGACACCAGACAAGCAGCTGAACTGTTGCTTTTGCCTCGTCACTGCTGCCCCAATCCGAATTTTTAATCAGGTAGTCCAGCAGACTGTCAAGAGCCACAGACTTGTCAACTCTCAACCTTTCGCGGAGGGCGTTCACCCTGTGTGCGCTTGCCGGAGCCACGTTCTGGTTGCTGACCACCCCAAAGCCTGTATCGGTGGCCACGATGTCGAGATAAGGAATGGCCTTGTATGCAGCTTCGCAGCAGACATATTTTTCGGCCAACGAGGAGAATCGGGGTTTGTCCAGGAATGACTCCCAAGAGCCTCCCACCTTGATGATAAGGTCTTCGAGCACACCTGCGATAAAGCTGGAGATGTGCACAAAAAGATCTTCTGTCGGACTTACAAAAGCCGGGACATGTTTTTCGAGTGTTTTTTTGTCAATAGTCATTGTTCCTTTTGGTTTTTATGGTTAGTAATCCTTTTGGCATCTGTGTGTTCGTCCAGTGTCGTGAGCATGATCATCGGCACTACAGGTTTGACGTTCATCCACCCATTGAAGCGCAGAGCCACCTGTATGGGGCGTAGCAGCAGGTCATGGCTGCTCACCTCGAGAGACTGCTTCATGGTGAAGAGTTCGCGTTTGTCACTGCCCGAGTTGTTACTCTGGCTTTTGCCCGGCACAGCCCCCACAAGGTTCGGATGCACGTTGTCACCGTAGCAGATGGTATTGGCCGACACATTTATTTCGTCCATCCAGTCCCCACCTTCTTTGGCAGCTTCGACATTATGGATGATGACATCCGAAACCGCTTTGCCGTTCGGGTCCACGTAGTACTGGGTGATCCAAGCCTTGTCCGAGTTCTCCAGCCCCACCACGAAATCGCGGATATTCTCACGTTCTTTTTTGATACGTGCCTTGGCTTTTTCGGGGTCAGTGATATTCTCCTCCATCACCAGTCTGTCCCAATATCCACGTTCGACCTCAATCTGGTACTTTATCCCGGTATGGTTCTTCAGCTTCGCCAGCTTGCCGACCGAAATCAGACGTTTCTCATCATAGCTGCCACCTCTGAAGATAGCGGAATAATAAGGTATCGGATAGAACTGGCAACCGGCAGTCGGGAAACGCACCAGCATCGCGTATTTCAGGCTGTCATCCTTGCGTCCTTTGCGCCCATCGCGGTCAGCCTTGAGTCCCATGCGCGTCTTCAAGTCACCCAGCGGGTCAATTTCATCCAGCAATGGGATTCTCTCCACCGTTTTGAGCGGAGCAGCCGAAATGCGGAAATTGCCGTAATAGACATGGTTGATACGTCCTTCACCGTCCGCTTTCTGGAAACGGCAGTAGCAGGCATCCTTATGGACAATGCGGTTGATTCTGGTCCTGTCCTTGGAGAGGATGATGACCACGACCACAAAGAAATAATACTTGAGGTCAGTCGCCATATTCAGGAACAGCATCGGCATGTTCTGTGCGAATGCCCAATCGTCCACCTCTCTGTCAACGGTCGGTTTGTCGGTATCCTTGTCATGCAGCTGTACCCCTGCCCCATAACAGGTCAGGACATTGAAATACTTGTTCTGTGAGGTCACTTCATCGTCCCCCACCAACCGTTGGATGATGTAGGGCAACTGGTCATCAGCCCCCCAAGGGATATACTCCTCATGGGGGAATCCCGGAACGGGTCTGGGCTGTGCAAGGCTGTCCTCGTCAAAGACAGCCGTTGTGTCAGACACTTCAACCATCGAAGCCATGACACCGTTTTGTTCAAGATCTAAAACTTCAATCATAAGTAAATGGGCAAATCATCAATTTCATACAAACAAAAGTCCCTGAACTCTCTTATTTCGCCGGAAGCAAGGAGCCTGACTTTGTGTCTCCCACCCCGATGATAGGTAGAGATGCAGACAGCATCCTGATAAAGCAGGTGGTCACCGGTGGACATTTTCCACAGGCGCAGCTTGTGCGGCTTGCCGTCTTCAAGCAGGCGCAAGGCCTCGCGATGGTATAAAGCAGTCCTTTTCATATCAGAAGAAAGTTTTGTCAAAGGTAAAGTCGAAAGTCCTGACGGGCCGTACCGGGACAAAAGGTGTCCGTGCAGCAGCGGTTCTCCACGTGAGCAGGAGACGCGGCATGTCTTCACTGGAAGATAGGGTCTTCAGCTCATTGTCCGTGATGGCCAGTGCCCTCTCCGTCCCTTGTGCCCACAGCTGCAGTGCATGTGCCAGGTCATCAGCCAGCATCATTTCACCCTCATTCAATGGACGTGACACCCCCTTGTATGAGGTGTCCTCGATGACGAGGTAATTCTGATACCTGCCTGCCAGAATCGCATTATGACGTTTCGGTTTCACCGTCTTCTCCACTTCACAGAAGTAGAAACTTTCGAGGCATCCGAATCCGTTCTGGAAGAGCACACATTGGCCTCCATAGGGTTCGGGCATCAGCACAAAGGCCTGTATCCTTGCCCCCACCGTGACGGTATATCGGATCAGTTCATATCCGCCATCAGCGGGAAGGAACTGTGGAGCCGACACATCATAGGTATAGATTCCATTCGTATTGGTGTTGTGCAGAATCTCAGCGGTAGAGGTCACGATATTGCCCGCTTTGTCCGCACAAATGATCGTGACAGATCCCTTTTCAGCAGAAGTGGCATAGATGGAGAGGAACTCCTTGCAGCTGAGTGAAGTCACCTTCAGTCCCCTCAAAGCCGTGAGGAAGGATTGCTGACAGAAGAGCGCTGCCGTCTCGTCCATATCCATCCTGCAAGGCAACAGGGTCGATCTGACGGTGGTTGTCCCATATTCGAGGGTGAAGGCCGATTGCGTCTTCAGATGGTCAATCAGGAAAGTGGCCATATCGTCCAGCTCGGCCAAGCCGTCCGTATCGAAGACAAGCACCGTCTCCAGCACCGTTTCACCATCCACGCTGATGGTGATGTCCAGGTCATATTCATCGGTTCCAGCCCGGAACTGAATCACATCCAGTTCATAGGGGAAAGCCAGCGAGGGTATTGTGGTCAGAAGTGTAGCCATAAGCAGTTATTTTTTGCAGGGAGGTTCGGTTGCATACTGTACATATTTTCTCAGGTTGTTGCAAAAGCGTCCGTTGATGCTGTCATGCGCCTTGGGACACTGTGCACACAGGTTGTTCTTAGCTTTTTTCATTGCGGAAATGATAGACAAGGTATATGGCAAGCACCAATGCCAGGGCAGGGACGAGCCGGTTGCCCTTGTCTCTCTTGGAAGTGCTCTCAGTCCGCTGCTCCTCCTGTACGTCCTGTGCTGTGGTGTCTCTGACAATGGCACTGTGGGAAGCCTCTGTGACCTGCAGCTCAGAGAGCGAAGCTGTGGCTTTGTCCGCTTTCAGGTGTACTTGTGGAGCCTGCCTTGTGGTGTCGGGTCTGTCAAAGCCTTGCGGCAACGGTACGGATGCAGGCGACATCCACATCTCCAGTCCGGTGAAGGTAAAGGTCATATTGTGCAACAGGCTGTCCATGACATGCCGGTTGGCTTGCGCCTCGTATCCGGCAGTAAGTTGGCTGGTATGCATCCTGTCCTCTGTCTTTTTAGAGGTCCGGCATGACATCAGGATGGTCAGGACGAGCATGATTATCCAGAAGATCCAGAAGCGTGTGTAGTCAGGTGTTTTTTTGGAGTTTGCCATAAGTGATGGAATTAAGTCTCCGCATCCAGCCTTTGAAGAAACGCTGTTGCGAAGGGTTGTTGGTAACTAAATCAAGGAGGAATTGCCGGCGTGCCTGGTGTATGCGTCCAAAGAGTGTGACGGGTGATGCTCCGTTGATGGCAGCCAAGGTTCTTGGCCCAACAATGCCGTCAACCTTGACCCCCAGCAGCTGCTGCACCTTTGTGATGCCGTGTCTGCCCGAAGCCCACACCCAATCGACACAAATGTTGGCGATGCTCTGGTCGGTAATGTGGTCCGCCATCCATCTGTCCCAATAATGGGGTTTGAGGACACGGTTGACCACATCGTCCTGTGTGAGCCGACGCAGGTCCTGCACATCGATGTCCCCGTCACCGTCCTTGTCATACCCCACTTGTCTCCATGTCCTGATGGTGACCCCCATGTTGGTGGCACCGCCCCGGTCGGCAGGGTCATTGACGAAAGCCCCCTCCCATGAGAGGATCCAAGGAGCAAGGATGCGTATGTCAGCCATTGCTGCCCCCTTTCTGTGCGGTGAAGTCGTCCACCCGCTTCTGCAGGTCGTTGAATTTGGCCTTGTAGTACGAGCTTACGCCAAAGATGGAGCCTGCATAGATGAGACACTGTGCGAAGAGGTAGAGAACGGAATCAGAGATTTCGCCCACTGGAGGGACGAAGAATCCCCATGCCGAGAGGAAGCATCCGAACACCAGCATTCCGATGGCCGACCATGTTTGGATCGATAGTTTCTTGTTTGCAGTCATTGTTCCTTTTGGTTTTTATACTATGCAAACTTACAACATACTATCCAACAGAAAAAAGACAGGGACATGCCGCACATGGAGCGCATGGTCCCTGTCTCCAGTCAGGTCAGGCCAAGCCGGACGGTCACTCCAGTTTGGGGTGCAGTTCGTCCTTGAGATACTCTTGCAGGAAATTGCACAACGCTGCCAGTTCGTCCATCGTCAGCGGAGTCTCTTCGTTCAGTCCGCAGATGAAATACGTTGTCTCAACACGTTTGGAAACTGTTGTCACCTGTTCTTTGGTGATCCGTACATCCATAGGAATCTTAGTGTCACTCATGCCCTGCCTCCTTTCTTTCCAATCTGATACGACTCATAGGTCCAGAATCCCGTAAGGGCAATAAAGAAGAGGTTGCCGCTGCACAAGCTGACAAGCGTCAGCATGGCAGGGACAATCACACTCCAAAAACGGAGAGCATTGAAGTTGGAAACTGTTCTCCCGACAATGTGGGAGAGTAAATGGTTCTCGCGGTGCGCCCATTCTTGCAGGGCAGGCACGGTTTGGTTCTGGTTCGTTTTCATACGAAACTATTGTGTTAGAGCAAATGGCGAGACAAAAAAACGGCCGCCACATCCGTTGCTCTAACACAATAGTTCCACCCCGAGAGGTAAAGTATAATGTTCGGATGGGCGACCGCTATGAGGGTACACCAAGTTTCGTATGTAGGCGCATCGGGCCACTGGTGGCCGTAGCGTCAGGGCACAAAAAAAGCCCGTGTTCGTGACGAGCAATTGACCGATGCCCAACGGAGTGGAACATAACCACTATTGTATTAGAGCACTGCAAAGATGGGGATAATTTTTGGAATGGCAAAGGAAAGTGGGAGAATTTTTCTCTCAGGCGAGGAAAAAATATTTTTAGGGGAGGGAAAAAGAAAAAAAGCCCCCAACTCGTGAGGGCTTTTCGCCTAAATACAGGCAGCGATGTTTGATGAAGTATCCGACAGCTTCTGAAACGGAATTAAAGCTGCGGTCAAGAAAATCCCAAATTTTATGCGAAGCATGCCGCAGCATTTGCCAGCTTGATAGACACCTCTTTCAGTGCATCAGAAAGAATGTTCAGTTCTTTGGGCGTAAACGCGGCAGGTTTGCCATGTACCTCATGCCCATTGATGCGTTGATGCAACCATGAAGCCGAACGTCCGAAATAGACTTTGGCAAACTGTGAGATGGAAATGAACGGCAACACCTGCTCCAGCTGGCGGCGCACATCGATACGCTCTTTGGCAGCATGTGCCTCGTCAGCCACCTTGTGCAGGCGGTCAAAGTCTTCACTGACCGCTTCGTTCACCTGCTGTTTTTCTTCTTCTGTCAGTGAGGCAAAAAAACTGTCCAGTTCGCGCTGTGCAGTGTTGCGCTCTTCACCCTGTGCCTTCATCCAGGCATCTTTCAGACTCAAGTACTTCTCCTTTACATTCATACGAATACCGTTTTTAAGTGGCAGAACTCTGGAAGTTAACGAAGCCGGGAGGCCTCCCCGTCGAGAAGCCTCCCTCTTTCTACTGGTTTGCGGAAAGTCTCTTGATTTCATTCTCGAGACATTCAATCTCTGCATCCAGTACCGATTTCCTGTAACCACATCCGATGAGGTGGGAGTAATTTCGGAGATAGAAGTTGAGGTTTTCCGTCAGTTCTTCTATCCGTGCCTTTAGCACTTCTTCGTCAGTCATTCAAAGAGCTCTTTTTTGAAGACGATGCAAAGATAAACAAATTATTATCATCTGCCAAATATTATGGATAAAAAAACTATTATCGGGTAATTTTTAACATAAAAATAGGCTATACTATCTAAAAAAAGCCCCACCGGTGAGGGTGAGGCCAGGGTCTTAATTAATAAATCCGCATTTCACAGAAGTGAAAACGACGAAAGTTCTTTCGCAAATGTGGTGAGGGAGTTTCTGATTCTCTCCTTCTGGGCATTTCGTGGCTTGGTCTGACCATGCATGTACGACCAAAGTTGCTTCTGATGAATACCCGTAATGCGTTCCAGACCGGCCAAGGTAAAGAATCGACTAAAATGTGTCAGCAAAGATTCCACATCATAGCGCCATTCGATTTCGTAAGGTCCCTTGATGATTTCGGGCCATGAGTCGTACGGCTGTGTCCTCTTGATTTGTTCGATAGACGTCTCCACATCCTTCTTGCACTCTTCCAACGTATCACCGGCAGCAAAGATGCCGTCACAATTTTCAGAATAAGCACCGAAGTTGTCCGGGCTTGAACAGATGGTAATAATCAACTTTTCCATAATTCCTATTGAGTTAACAAACCTTTTTCACGTTTTGTTTAGAAAGGGTGGGGCTTATGCCCCTCCCTATCACAGTCCTAATTGTCTGGCTATCTTCCTCCGAAGAGGTTCCGGGATTTCTTTCGCCCCATGATAGGGAACCGGAACTGATAGCACTCCATCTTTCAGGTAGAAGTAATGACTTCCTTCTGCATGGCTGTATTTCCAACCAGCTTTTTTAATTCTTGAATGAAACTCTGTATACTTCATCTTCACAGATAAATTAACTAAGACGCTGCAAAGATAGAAATATTTCTATTAACAACAAAATAACAATAGAATATTTTCTACTTTTAACGGAAAAGTTTGTCGTTTTATGGAGAAAATCCCTCTTCACACCCCAACAATCTCCATCAGCGGCATCATGGAGGCATATCGCACCGTCAGGACACATGCCGTCTTGTCCGAGGTGCGGTCGGGGAATTTGTCCGTTTGGCTCCAAACCGGGAAAGGTTTGTCGTAACTCCCCAGCAGATACCGGGTTCCATCTGCGGAAGTCACGCGCCAGACAAGCGGACACTCGGGGAGGGTCTTTCTTGCCGGAATGGTGCAAGCCAGCTTGTGCGTAAAGACTCGAGCCGACTGCTGCAGCTCGTCCGCAGCTTCCAAGGAGGCCAGTCCCACGATGGGCAGAGGCTGCCAAGGCATATAGTCCGTGATGACCACCTTCTGTACTGCCGGCAACGGCTGTGCCAGCTTCAAATGAACGGCGGGCATATAGTCCACCTTGACGATATATCTAATCATTGCTATTGTTCTTTTTAAGCGGTTCAGGTTCAGGTACGACATGTGCCTCTTCCGCCTCCATGCGGAACTTGGCCAACATCTTGTCAATCTTCTCATCCAGATTGGGGATACGCTTGTATCCTGCCACCTCGGGGTCAGCCGAAATCTCAAACTGTTGCGGTACAATCTGCGAGTAATCCGGTGTCTGGTCATCATCCTTGTCCAAACGGGTATATTTGCCCAAGCTGGCGAGCACCCTTGCAAAAGCATTGGGGTCATCTTTTTGCCTGGCCATAGCAAATCCCTCTTCACACCGTTGCAGGAAGAGCCACCGGTAATAGTCCTGCGTCATCTGGTTCAGGTTGCCGAGGCAGAGCTTGATCAGACGCACATCATCGTATGCCGTCCGCACGCTCACCCTGTATCTCCTGACCAGCTCATCCACCACCGCCTTGTCAGCCAAAGAAGGCTTGCCCACCCAATAGGTGTACATGGCCCGCAAGCGGAAAATCCGCTCCTGCATGGGTGCAGGAATACGTGCCGCATTCATCTCCTCGATGTCAGCAAACAGGAATTCCTGCGTCTTCTGTATCAGTTCAGGTTTCATCATTCATCCATTCTTTTCAAGTGCAGGCGCACCGCTTCAGCAGCCGTAGGCGATGAAGCCTGCGCCAGTTCAATGTCAGCTTTCCGATAGCGCAAAGCCACTTCAGCCCTCGTACGTCTGTACACGGCATAAGCCTCGGTATCGGGGTTATTCAGATATTCACGCAAGAAACTCTCCGGCACATCCATCAGGACAGCCATGTCCGAAATGGGTGTCAGCCACTGGGTGAGTTCCGTCAATTTATTCAGATCTATTTCCATGGACATGTAGCTTTCAGATTCTCAAACTCCCGTTTTATATAGTCCTCCACCTCTCCTGTATGCAGGACCACGTAACTCTCCATACGGTTGCCCCTCGTCTGGTTCTGCGATGAGAGCACACACACCGTCATCACCGTCCCCTCGAGCAGCATCACTTTCGAGTGATTGGCACAAAGGAAAACCTCGTCATACACCCCCTTCATCATCGGGTTGATGCGTGCCGTCTTCTCTGCCGCCTTCATGTCAGCATAAAGCGTGGCAAACAGCACAAGCCCCTTCTGCTTCAGGCGGAAGAGACGCGTCAGGAACTCTTCACCACAGCTGAAGGTCGAAACCGTCAGCCGGGCAGGTCCCGTAAACTCCAGCAGCCTGGCCAACACATCACCCAGCTGCACCCTGTCCGACATGAACACCTGCAACGGACATACCAAAGGATTCTTCAACTCCATACAACAGACAAAAAAGAGCGGCGGGCTTCACAGCCGGCCGCCCAGGATCTACTAATCACAAAAAAGTTTTCAGAAAACAACCCCTATAGAAATCAACTTATCACGAAAATCAGGTTTGAAACTGCCCCCGGAGCGGACAACCAGCTCCACCCGTTCCTGGATGGAAGCCAGCACCTGCTGCCGCTTTTCGTCCTCCAACGCATCAAGCGCTTTCAGATTGGAGGAGATAAACTTGCGGGCAGCAGCCACATCCTTGGCAGAGGGAAGAGCCGGTTCACCCTCTTCAGAAGCACCTTCACCCTCTTCGGGAGCGGCTTCAGCAGGAATATCCTCCTCACCCTCTTTCAGCGGTTCGGCTTCATCGTACCGCTGCCAGTTCTGGCGGAAGTTGTCATCCAGCCCCTTCAGAATCTTCAGATGTTCGTAACGGTCACAAGCCGGAGCATCCTTCATGCCCATCAGCGTATTGTACACCTCCTTGATGCGGTGGTAAAGCACCGTCTGTCCGTCATACAACGCACGCACAGAACCAGGCAGCGAATCATGATCCGCACGCTTGCCCTTATGCTCAGCCTCGCGCACAGGAGAAAACTCCTCCAACGTACGTTCAACAGCCGGAACCACCACAGCCGACATCCGCACGACATCCCTCCGCGTCAAACCGTCCAGACGGATTCGCAGATGCTTCTTCAGTTCATACTCCAGCTTCGGAACCATCTTGTCCGGACGGCGCAGGATATTCTGGAACAGCACACGGTTCCTGTTCAAGGAAAGCAGCATGGCAGCCCCTGCCTGAACATCACGTTCCTCGGCAGGGGTGTCCAACCAATCCTGAATCTTCTTGGTCAACTTGTCATCTACCATAGCCATTCACTACTCGGCGGCAAACGCACCTGTTGAACAATCAAACGTACCCTCGTCCGTCTCCAGCGTACCCGTATAGAACGGAGCCGGGCAGACATCATCAGCCTGCACCTCGAACGAAGAACCCACTTCGCCAGTCGAACCCTCGCCTGTTCCACCCGAAGGCTTCACAATGGTCGGGAACATGTCATTGCCCACCACGCGGCACTTGCCGTCACGCTGCTGCACCACAAACACCCAGTCATCATTCAGCACCTGGCGGCTGAAACCGGCAGCATCCTCATCAATATTCGGATGGGGCAACGTCACCTTATTGAGGAAAGTGGCACTGGGCGGTTCACCCTGCGGGTCCCAAGTCACCTGCCCCTTGTTCGGAGTCAGCATAATCACACGCCACTTGGCATCAGCCGCCATCACGAACTCACCCGTAAGGACAGCCTTGTCACCCATCGAGGCAGCCTCCTTGCCCGGAAGGACAGGGAACTTCATGATTTCCGTCTTCGGAGCACCGAAAGCTCTGAGCCTCACACCAGAAAGCACCGCCTGTCCCGGACAATATTTCAAGCTCTCATACAGAGCAGCATCATTACAATTTTCCATATTCACAATGAATTACAACGTTATTACTCAGCAGCAGCCACCTTAGCCACCATCAGGCGCTCAGGACTGATGCTCTCAAATTCACAACCGAAGTACATGGCAGCCTCCAGCGTCAACACGAAAGAGGCATACTTGCCGATACCGATATGCTCCTTCGAAGAACTGCCGTTGCCATAGCCATAAAGCATGTTCGACTTCGGAGAAATGTGGATGAAATCACTGCCCGTCTTGCTCACCAACGGCACAAGCTCACACTTGCCGTCCGACCCCTCGAGGAACGTCTTCTTGTACTGCTGGTTGTAAGGAGTAGCACCCACCGTTGACTGATAATCCTGGAGATAATGACGGTACTGGTCAAACGACATGTACATCTTCACCCTCTCACCCTGCAACTCAGCAGCCGAAGCCCAGTAAAGATTCTTCAGGGTATCAACGGCATTCTGGTCAGTCAGCGCCTCCAGCTCCATGAAGTTCTTCTTCGCAGCCGAAATGTTACCGGCAGCAATCTCCGTGTCAGTAATGGTGTCAAAGCCATTGAACAACGTGTCGGTCGTATCACCGTTCTCGTTACGCTTAGCCTTCCAGACAGACATGTTGAGCTTCTTGCCCAAAAGCCCCGCAGCATAGAAAAGAATCTGCTTGGCGATATCCACATTCTTCAGCGACTCGCCACGCGTCACCATCGACCCGTAGATAGTGTCCCAAACATCGTTCGGGTCAAAATCCTTCGCTGCATTACCCAAGAACGTCTCCAAGGTACGCGGTGTGATGGTAAAAGCACCCTCTGATTTACGTTTGCTCTTGTAAGGAGCAATCTCAAAATCACCCCCCAACTGTCCCACCGTACGCTTGCCACGCGTATTGGGACGTGCCGTCATGTGCTGCAGCGTCTCCTTGGCAGCAATCACAGGCATAATAATCAAATCCTTCTGGTAGGTCTGTGCAGACTTCTGCAAGGTTCCTACAGGCACAATCGTTTCGTAAGCCATATCTTAATCGTTTTCAAAAAGGTTTTTGTACATCTCACTAGCCAACGCCCCGGGCATCGCATCCCCGTTGCCCTCACCACCTTCCGTTCTGGTGGTACCGTCACCGTCAGCCTTCTTCAAGTTCTCAATCGTCTCATTCTGTCCGGCCAGAAGATCATCCAGATTCTTCATCTGCTCGGCAGTCAACGTCACACTGCCATTCTCGGCAGCCTCCATCTCCTCCACCTTCAAGGCAGCATTGATGCTCGCATAATCCTTAACTTTCATTTTCTTATCAGTATTTTGTGTAACTTCTTCTACATCCTTCTTCGGAGAAAACAAGTTCAGCAGCACATTCTTGATGTACTGAGCCTGTTCGCGCAGCGTCATCGGCTTCTCCTCCTGCTTCTCCTCACTGCCCGGAACAGGGAATCCGCAAGCCACAATCTTGGCACGGAGCTCATCCGTCAGATCCTGCATCTCCGTTCCCTCCTCACAAATATCATCCACCAGTCCCATATCCTTGCACTTGTCCGCAGTCAGCCAGCTGGCCTTCTTCATCCAGGCAGCACAATCCTCCACACTCTTGCCAGTCTTGGCCGCATACACATTGGCAATCACATGATCCACCGTCTCCAGCTTATCCTTCACAGCCGTCAGGTTCTTGATAGCCTGAGCCAATTGCTCAGCATTCATCGACCCCCAAGTATCCACCCAATTGCTGCACTGATGAACCAGCAACATGGCAAACTTCGACATCACCACCTTCTTGGCACCCATCGCCAAGATTGTAGCAGCACTGGCCGTCATGCCGAAGATGTGAACCGTCACATCCCCATGATCAATAAACTGCTGGCGGATATCCAACGCATCCACCACAGCCCCACCGAAGCTGTCCACATACACGTCCACATGCTTACCCTCCAGCCCCTTCAGCTGGTCACGAACAAAATTCGCACTGAAAGGCCATCCGATAGCCCCCGTAATAAGAATGTTGTATTTCATACTAAATTTCCAATTGATTATAGCACAAAAGTACTATTATATATATAGGTATAAAAAGACAGCCGCCCCGACAACCTGTTGTCAGAGCGGTATCCTGTCAAAACCCGTAGTCAATGATTATTCTCCGTCCGGCAAAGCATTCTTGCGACTTTTTGCCGTCATCATCTGTACGGTGTACTGCATCCGTGCCTCGGCGCGTGCTTCGCGGTTGGCGGTGCAGCGTGCTTCGTAGGTCTGTCGTGCATCGTGGATGAGGTTGGCCCGCTTCTCGGCCACGTCTATCAGCTCCATCTCCAGACGGTGGATATCGTCCTGCAGCAGGTGGATGCGGTGCTTGATATCGCGTGTGGCGCGGTTGGACTCTTTGCAGGCTTCACTGCGCAGCTGGCTGAAGCGGCGGAAGTTGCGTGTGCCGTCTTCGCTCAGCTCCTTCATGCGGCGGTCGTATGCGGCTTGCACCTCACTGGGGTTCATCACTCGGGTTGCACTCTCGATGGTTTGATTCTCGTAGATCATAATTTTATAGGACTTAAAGATTTTACTTTGCGGAAACAATAAAGGAGTTCCGCTCCCCTCTGTCCTACACTCTGATCTACATGAGCAGTGGGCGCATTAACGCTCCACGAGGGACGGAACTCCGTTCTGTTATGCTGCGTGCCGTAGGGATATAAAAAATCCCGCACGGCAGATTGGGCGGGCATCACTCCGCTCATGTAGATATCAATAAGTAGGACGGTGCAAAGATGGGGATAATTTTTGGAATGGCAAAGGGAACGGAGATTTTTTTGCAGGCAGGGGAGGATTTTTTCTCAGGTAGGGGAGAAAAAAAGCCCCACCAAGGGATGGTGAGGCTGTGCGCCCATGAGCCACTGGGCGGCTTGTGTCTTAATAGGGACAATGAATCAATCCCGGCTCTGTTCAAATCTTGTCAGCGGCACGTCTCAATCTGTCCGCCATATCACACAAGGCACTTTTCAGTTGCATACGTTCGTTAAACGTGAAGTCACCTTTACCGCCATTGCCGTCAATGCCATCCATCTTGTGATAGAGCCAACTGCTTGAGCGGTCAAAATACTGGCGTGCCACTTCTCTCCATGAAACAAGCATCAGAATATCATTCAACTGCTGCTTTACGGTCATGTCCGTTTCGGGTCTGATAGCTGTAATTTCCATATACAATGTTTTTTAGTCCCCACTCCGGAGAGTGGGGCTTTGTCCTTAATCTTTCGGAAGGTCAACCATTTCATCGAAAAGTTCCTGAATCTCCCAAAGTAACTGCGGATAACCATTCGGGAACGATTTCTGGTAATCTCTAATCATTTCAATCAGGTCCCATTCCTTTTCTGTCAATTCTCTTTTTACTGTTTTTGTTTTCATATCATTCATTAATTTCATTAAGACACTGCAAAGATACTACGAATTTTCGTACTACGCAACTATTTACTACGAAAAATCGTACTGATATTAAAAAAATACCGCTTTCCCGAAGGAGTGCCGATGGAGGCAGGAACACGTATCCCACCGACCGACACATGGAGTCAGGCATCATCCGGACGGATGTAATGCCCGGCGTATGCGTCGGTCGGTGGGACACGCGGGACGGTAGCCATAAGGCTCTCCTTTTCCCCTGCCGGAAGAGTGCCTGACATTGTACAGCACAAAGATAATCGGAGAGAGGCCGTAGAGAATTGGAGGAAGAACAGAGATCATCTTTATGCGAAACAAAGGCAGGCTCTCTGGAGGCCCCGGGTCCCGGAATGTTCCGTCATTGGAATATTTGGGGTTAATTCCCGCGCCCCTAAAATATTGGGAATGTGCATCGTGAGCCGCTCAAAAGGCCGAAAATAGGAAATCTTCTGCCTTTTGTGCGAACGGGCGAACAAACAAGATGCTCATATACAAAATTTTAGGGGCGCGGGGACTCGCATTTCATGCAGTACAACTCTTTTTGTACTCCCCCACTGCCCTACGCCCGAGCGCTCATAACCTCCTCAAAAAAATGCGGAATATGCGCGGTATGATGTCAAAATATAGAAAAAACCTCGTCCGAAGAGAACGAGGTAATGAGGTAATAACTTAATGATATTACCTCTTGAAGTCAGAAGTAACAGCAAGAACAAGCGCTTGCTGTGGGAATCTTTCACAACCGATATACAGCGTATCGAAAGCATCAGACCCGTCTGTCCTGGCCTCCAATTTGTCTTCATCAGTCTCGGCCAGCTTTTCACCTCTCTTGTCCTTACCTCCGTTGTACACACCTGCGGTCTGAATAGAAACGAGGAGATACTCATTGTTCTCTTCGTTGAAATATGGAGTGAGTCTTGTCAGTCCTGCAAATCCACGATTGATAAGCAAATGTTTCTCATGGTGTGCCATAGGACGACCGATATAAACGGGACGCACTCTCCATCCAAGTTTATGCAGATGATGGCATATCACCCATTGAAAGTCCTGATTGTTGACAGCATAGTTACTACCCAAGGCTGTAGAATCATAATAGAAAATCACTTCATTCGTAGGAAACCCCTCGTAGTACTTTGCAAAATCATCCAATAATTCAGGCAACTTGCGGTTATACTTCACAAAGAAACTTTTGAGTACATTCAACCGATGTTGTCCTTCATCAGGTTGCCCGACAACCAACCAGTTGATATTGGCATTGAAATCAAAAGCAATACAAAGTCCCCTCTTCGGCTCAACATCATTATCCATTTGCCAATTCGGAGAAACGGGGTGATTGCAGAATTCAACTTTATCCAGATAGTCAAAATTCGGAGCTTTGTATTTATGCCAAGGACGCATTGAAGAGTAGAATCCATCCAAGAGGATTTCAACAGGGATACACAATATAGATGTCTGGAAGATTAAGGGTGGAAGGTCTCTCTTCTGCTGACGGATATAAGCCTCTCCAAGAACATGCATATTGGTCAAGGAGGAATAGACCCTATACAAGAGTGAATTCTTCCGCAGTGCAACCAACGAGTGATTCAACTTGGTCAAACGCTTCTTCAAATATGCTGGAGGGTTTGCATCAGTATCCAGTCTTACCTTTATATAAGAAATCTCAGCAATTGTTGCTTTGATGCAGGAGACCAACTCTTCATCACATTCATGTTCATAGCGCAGGAACCATGAGCCTTTCCGGTCCAAAGGCATATCAGAAGTTACCAACATACCGTGATGATAAGGAAGATGACCAAATTCTTTCTCCTGTCCACGATTGGCTTGGAACGTCTCATTCTTCAGCTGGTCAAAATCCACAAACTTGGCTTCATCGATATCCAAAAAATCAAAGCTCTTAGAATTGGATGTACCAGTCCTGTCTTGTGAGATTATCTGTCCGACTGCTCCAGTATAGAAACAGATGAAGTTTTCCCAATCATCAGGTTCATATAAAGGCTTCGGCCATCCCAGTCGTTTGGGAGGTTTGATACCTACCGTATAATGAATGCCACGATGATAGCCCCAATTCTCCCAGTGACAAAACATGGAGGGGAGCGTATTCGTCTTGCCTCGTTTTGTGTTCGGGACTACAAAAGCTGTGGTACTTCCTGGCATAGTCTGAAAGTTCCGAAGATTGATGGCAGCATGCAATACGCCTTTTCCTGTACCACGTCCTGCCGTGATTACTGTGTCACGTGCTCCAACAAGCACAACTTCACGCTGCATATCATTGAAATAAATCCGATTTTTCTCCATGTTCAAAAAAGCACGCTATAATGATATATTTTTATGGGGTCAATTTACATTGTTTAACTTCTTTATATATTTCTTTCGAAGAATGACCCCATTTTTCTCATAATCCCTGCGAATACGGTAAAACTTCTGTCGCACGGCTTCGCGGTGATCAGGAATGATGCCGCGATTGCCGCACCATGCGTCAATCTGGTCATTGATACTGTGTGAAGTCACACATGAGATAAGCGAATAGTACATGTCCAGCCGGAAGAGGCTCTCGATGGCCGCCAACAACTCTTCTTCTGCCCTATGAGGAAAATGGTTGTACAATGTAAAGACCTTGCCACTTACAGACGGTACCACAACAGGTATGAGTCCATCAGTGTCAAAAGGCTGTTCAGGAGTGGCCAATGTCTTTTTGGCGAGGTTCCGTGCAATGATGATGTTCTCCCATGAGCGTGATGGGAATTTGACTGGATATCCAAAGCGGTTTACTAACCATTCGCCCAAATATCCTTTAAGGTGGATATAAATGACTTGCTTTTGCATGGAAGAATATAAATATGCCACAAAGTTATATAAATATTCCTATACGCGATATATCTAAAACCAACTTTTTTGCGACTACAATTACTACAAACCTATGTTACAATAACTTACGCGAAAAATCTATTCTCCTACAAACCATAATTGTAGGACTACAAAGTGTCATTTGTAGTCGAATCACAAAATTTGTAGGAGCTTGTAGGAGCGAAAAGTGTAAATGTAGGAGCCAAAAATATAGGCTATTTATCTATCAATCAATATTGTAGTAAATGTAGTCACTTGTAACCTTAAAAAATGAATATAAAATAAAAAGCCATTCTTTTTCGACACAAAAAAACCGCGATCCTCACGGACAGCGGTTTCCTGAATGCGTAAAATCAGTCTCTACTTTAGCGACAATTCCAGTTGCCTGGTTTCATCCTTGTCGGGGATGATGTCATTTTCACTGATGGCCGAAGGCTTTATCATCTCCTCATAATTATCGAGGTTTATGCCGTAGCGCTCACATATTATCTCATAGTCGAAAGCCAATGCAGAAGTCACACTCTCTACCTCCTTTAGCTTGCCATCAGCTCCGGTGGTGACTTCTTTTTGCCCATTTTTCAATATACGTTTGAAACGTACACTCTTGACGCTGCCCATGTAATAATCCGAGTTGGAGAGATACACCAACAGAGAATCCTCGGGCAATGCCGAATCACCCATCTGGAGGCAAGCCCGTTTATAAAGCATCAGTATTCTGGCCCTGTTGAGCAATATCACTTTCTTCGGTTGGCCGAATACTTTGTCAAGCAGATTACTCTTGAATTTAGTGAATGTCCTTATCTTGAAGTCGGCAGTATCGAATATCTCTCCGTTAGCCTGCAAGAACTGTACAGCTTTCCAGAACTGTGCCAACTCATTACCCGTTCCGCTGAGCTGGTTCTGTGTCAAGATACCCTCTTTGGCTATTTCCAGAATATCCCGGTATGAGAAGGGCATATTCAATCTCCCTTCCACAACTTTGAATGCAGCTATAGCCTTAGCCCAGTTCTCTACAATACGTGTCTCCAGTTTGGCATACTCAGTGATTTCGTTTATGTCATTCAGAACATCGTTATAGGTCTCCATGAACATGCCCTCCATTTTCTTCCGTAGGGACAACACCTCCAGCGTGAATGACGAAAGCCCCGTCTTCTGTATCTCCCGGAGTTCTGCAAACCTTCTGCGTTCATCGATGGTAAATTCACTTCTTGGGAAAGATAGGTAGATGCATCTGTGAAAAAGTGCAATGTCTGCAGTCGGCATCTCCTGTCCGGATATAATGACTCCGCTTTTGACTGATGTCATGATACGGGCATCATAACTTTGTCCGGCCATCTTCGTACGTCCGACACCATCATACAGTCCTTTCAAGAACTCAATCTTATCCGGGCGGATATCATTTTTGTATTCATCGAGGTGTACCATCGCGTTTGAAGCAAACGCCACATCATCATTGAGAG